GGAGGGCGCTGCTGTCTGGATCGACTGGGCAGCTAGGCTGTGCTCCTGCGCGAGAGCGGCGGACCCAACGGACGGCGCTGCTGTCTGGATCGACTGGGCGTTGAGAACTAATGTTTCGGCTGCAACAACACCATCATCCGCAAGCGGTGCGGCGGCTAATGGTGAAAATCCGAACATTGGTCAGTCCCCCTATGGCCAGTCAGGAAGATCGTAGAAATTCGCCGGGATCGGGTCCATTGCCTCAATCACATCTGAGGCCGCTCGGATGGCTGCAATCTGGTTCCAGAGAGCCTCACCAGCGTCCCATGCCTCTTGTTCTTCAGGTGTCCAATTGGCTTCACCCTTCTTGGCGAGTTGCGCCGCCTGAGCCGTCAAATTGCGCTGCTTCCACTCGGGGCAGATGGCAATAATGCGACGACCAGCTTCAGCCTTGACCATCTCAATCGTTGCCGGAATGTCTGTCACTGTCCAGTCAAGTGTCCAGACACCATCAACAAGCGTTGGGAGATCATTGCGCGTTGCACGTTGCCAAATCTCAGTAGTTGGTCGATCCAGCGCTGTCACCGGATAAACGTCATATTCCGCCAAGCGTTCATCGGGGATGTTCTTGGGGAACGAGGTGTTTGGGTTATCACGACGCAGTTGCCCGATTGTGTAAATCTCAGGCTGGCCGTTTGTCAGTTTTACGTACATTTGTCAGTGTCCTTTATTAACGTAAGTGGTAACTGTTCCAGCGAAAACTGCTAGGATTAGTCCAGCTCCAGCTATAATTAAGTGTTCCGCCTGATGGCTCTGGGCCATAGCTATTTATAGTTAAATACCTGCCACTAACTATTGCAATATCATCTTGAGATAGCCCAGATAAAGTAAGACCAGAACCGTTTGTGACATAAATTGAACTTAAAACAATATCATTTTCGTTTAAAGTATAAGACCGAATTCCAGAACCAGTGCTGGAGTTTCCCCCACCTGTATCAAAATCAAATAGTGAAGTCACACCGTAAACAGCATAAACACCGATTATACCTCTAACTAAAGAAGTTGTACCAAAGTTAACAAATACATCAGCATTTGTTCCGGAGGGGTATGATATAAGCCCAATGGCACCGGGAATACCTCCAATAGAAAATCTTCCGGTAGATTGTAACTGCGTTTGAGACCCCCCAACAGTAATCGACGCAATTTCAACATTAGCTGTATTATAGTTTTGAGCCACTACAGCAATATACCTATTTGCTGAAGGTGTACCTAAATTAGCGTTAGTTATTGTGTATGTTTGGCCTGATGTTGTTAGTGCAAAATCTGTATTAACTACGCTGTTAGAACCCCCACCACCGCCACCAACTGTTCCACCAGCACCTTGAACCTTATGCCACAACATCAGGAGCCGTCCCCAACAAGCGCCCCGTAAAGCGTTGTGCTGACTTTCCAAAGCGCAATGACCGTATAGCCAGAAGTCGCCAGCGTAGGTGCAGAGCCGCCATTGTTGACCCAAGTGACGCTCATCTGGCTCCAGTCAATCGTGTTCGCAGTCCCATCATCCACCATCAACGTGATCGCTTGACCTGCGGCCCAATCCCCCTCTTCTGGTTGATCGTTTCCAGTAAGCGTCCAGAGTTGCACAGAGCCGTTGTTGGGAGATATGTCCGGGTCGCCGCCCGTTATGGTAAATACGTCTTCCGTTATCGTTCCAGCCGTAACCGCTGGATTTGTCGTATTCATCACATCAGCAGCAGCAGCAGTAGCAAACACAACAGCAGACCCAGACAGGTTAATTGCCGCGTCTGAGTTGCTGCTTTCAGTGACAGTACGGCTAAGAGTGGTTCCAGACGCTGTATAGGTGCCTGTACCAATCTCCCAAGCCGTGCCGTCCTCAATGACGTAACGCACGGTCTCCCCGTCAGCCACGCCAGCATCAGCAAATGACTGATAGCCGCTTTCAGCGGAGCCAAGCGTGATGGTCCCTGTGCCAGTGGTGGCAGTAGACATCTTGGCGCGGTTGACGAGTTTGACCATGAGAGAACCTCAAATTAGGCAGGGTCTGGGATGCCGATTGTAAACGATCCGAGGGTGAACGTGTTGCCTGAACTGACACCCTGTGAAGCTGTCAAAGCGCCGGTGGCGAGTAGACGGCTATTCACTGTATCCACGATGGCGTAGTGCGTTGCGGTTCCGGTGCCTGTAACCGAGCCGTCTGTAATCGCAGCTACAGTCACTTCCCGACCGCCGCCAGACCGGTCTGCTGGCGCTCCAACAGACAGGGAAGTGCTATTTCCCAGTGTGTGGGTTGAAGTAGCACCGGCGTAATCGACCGCCTCCTGCGAGGTAATGTGGATTGCATTTGCTTCGGTATCCAACACGGTGAGGCCGTTGTCGAAAACCCGATCTCCGAGGAAAGCCATATCTAACTCCTGCTGCTATGGTTTCAGGCCAGTGGCCTCATCGCCACCGTAAGGTTTGATCGTCTTGTGTCGCGCCCCTTGGCATCGTCCACACATTTCCAGAACTTCGCGTTGTAGTAAGTAGACCGCTCTGCATCACTCCACTCTTTGTGGGGGGTAGCCATTAGAGTGGCCAGAGCGCCATAAGTGACAGTCTGCTGGTGGTCTTCGTAGATGAAGTCCGGAACACCGGATGCACTCGCACTTGGTGTCAAGACCATCGTGCCTTGGAACGTGTATTCTGCGTCCGGTGTTGGGAAAAACTTAACTGTCTCATCCCCATAGACCGAAAAACGCAGAGGTTTTCCGTGTGGGTAGTCTGGTGACTCCGTGTGGTACAGGTCAGCTACTCGGTGGAGTTTAGCGCCGTCCAAGTAAAGCGCCGGTATATTTTCCAAACGCGACTGCCCGAACGTGGAGACCTTATACTCGCCAATCCCGGCTTCAGTCACTTCTGGACCTAGTACATCCCGCCAGATTTCAGCACGTTTGCACAGGTTCTCCGCAGCCGTCTGAAGGTGATAGTTTATCGTCACCTCCGGACAACCGGGAACGTGCGGCTGCACGTGCGGGTAAAAGGTTCTCCACGGCTCAGCCATCTTAGACGCCGCTCACCGAACTCGCGTCAACCGGATTGCTGGCTGAGTCAACCTGCGCTTTCACCCCGAGTGCGGAGTTAAACGCTTGGTACGCGGCAGTAGCGCGAGCCTCGTTAGCGCCGTACTCGGCGTCCTTGGAGTACGCACGGTACAGAACCCAGTCGATGATCGGAGACATGTAGATGTCGTCAAGCAAAATGACATCGGCCTGAGAGCCGCTAGGGTCCAGCTGGGACTCAGTGAGTGAGTGGATACCGGGCGTGTCCGCAAACACAACTTCGAGTTCTGTAGTCGCCAGAGCGGGCGGATACACAAAAAACTCTTTCGGTTGTCGGGCGTCGAACATCCAGTGCTGGATGTCTACTGTTCCGGTTTCCGAGTGCCATGCGGGTCGCTGGTCGTCTAGGACGCTACGTTGGATGAGGCGCACAGCTTGCTTGTTTGAACCCGAGGCCAGATTTCGGGTGACGTCGAGAAGGCGCAACGCCGATGGGTGCTGGGCAGTAAGAACCTGCCGGGTACCTGCCGCACAAGTAAAACTTTCAGCCTTCGCCGTGGCGTCCGGGCGGACGAGAGTGATGGCGTGATACGCTTCGTTGAGCCAGTTCTGAAGTTCAATCCGGGGCCAACGCACGTTGCTGTCCTGAAGGACGTCTTCAACGCGGCGGATAATGTCAATGACGCGGACAACAGACATTTCACGTCCCTCTATTATGCGTCAGAAGCAGGCGCTTTTGCCTTTTTCTGTTTGGTGGAGCTTTGCTCGTTGAGCGCGGCTGCAATCTGTTCGCCTTCTTCGGTCAGCTGCATCTCCGCCTCACCCATGCGAGCGATGATGACGAGCTTGCCGTCGATGCGGGCTGTGGCTCGGTTACAGGCGATCTCAGCCTGCGTAAGTTCGATAAGTTTCCACGGGTCCATGGATGTATCCTCTGTGTGGTTAAGGGGGCCGTAGCCCCCTTTAGTTCAGGCTTATGTTGCCGAGCCGACCAGAGTAGTCACCATGGCTTCCGGCTTCAGAACCTTGCGACCGTAGACAGCCAGACCGCGAACGATGTCACCGAAGTCTGTCTGGTTGCGGAGGGGTTCTGTCTTGCTGATCTGCGAAGCAAACGAGCAAGCGTGCTTGGTGCCAGCAACCATCACGCGGCGGGCCTTTGCGTTGGTTACCGCGCCACCAGTGGACGTCGCGGACAGGCCCGGAACCAGAGCCTTACCGGCTTCACCGCGTGGCAGCAGGTTCGACACGTAGACCGAGAAACGGTCCAGCATACCGATCTTGCCGGTGCGGATAGTCGAAGCCGCATCACCAGTGAAGTACGCTTGCGCGATGTCCGTCTGCATCAGCAGCTGACGGTCGTATGGGGTGATAATCAGCCAGCGGCCATCTTCCGGCACGTTCTGTTCGTCGAGCGCCGCAGACATGCGGAGGATCGCGTCGAGAACATTTTTCGGAGTCGCTTGGTCAATCGGGGCTACATCCGTACCGAGGTTGTAGTTAGCCGACAGGGCACCTGCGGTGGCACCGGCGTTCGCAGCCGCAGCACCTTCCGTCACGAACCACTGGAAGAACACTTCGTTTTCGATGGCGATCTTCAGCTGCTTCGCTGCGTCATCGGTAAACATGTTCATCAAGTCCATGTCGGCCTGATGTGCGAGCACATCGTTGACCTGCACGCTGAAATACTTGCCCTTGTTGATCTGCATGTCGGTGTAGATCGGGGCCGGTACTTCACTCGTCAGGCTGGAACCAGCGCCGCCGTAATCACGGATGGTGATCGACGGTGCGGTGCGGATGCGGATCGTATCGCCTTGGTTCTTGATCTCGCCTTCCCAGTCGGTGTTGGCGATCTCAGTCATCATGGTGCTCACGTAGAACTTCGCGTTCAGCTTGTTCGACCAGAGTTGCGGGATAAAACCGCCGGAGTATTCGGGGCTGGTGGTAAAATCACCAGTGGTGGGAAAAACAGCCATTTTGGCCTCCTACATAGTTGGGTCCAACGACTGCTTACGTGTTAGCACTTATGCTCGCACGCGACCTTCGAGGTACGCAGTCGTCAATTCAGCTTCAAGTTTGGCCGCCTCGTCCACTTTTCCTCGCGTGTTCAAAACCCTGATCTTGTCCCAAGCTGCCTTCACTTCACCGGCAGAATAAATCTTGGAGTCTCGACCTGCGCTTTGAGTCCGCGATGAATTGGCGGAACGGTTCGGCGCAACCTGCTTTTCGAGTTCAGACTGGCGTTTCGTGCTCTCAGACTTCGGTGTATCGGCAATGGTCTGCTTGAACAGGCTCACATAGTGAGCCACGGCTTCCGCATCACCGGCGTTGTATGCCTGTGCAGCTTGAACCCTGCGCGGCCCCCGCAAAATTGGATCATGCTCGTCGAGCCATGCGATCCACCGGGGGTCGTTATCGACTTGCTCAAAGTCAGGAACTAGGTGCGCTAGTTTCTGAGCAAACGTCATGTGGCCGATTTTTCCGTCAGTCTCCCCGAGGCGCTTTTTCAAGTCCTCGATGACAGCTTCCTGCGCTTGCAGGCGTTTGTCATACTCGCGGGCAACTTCCTTAGCCACACGGCGCTGAACGTCGATGAGTTCTTCGCCAAATTCTTCCCGATCAGCATCGGTTACATAACTGACTTCCTCCTCCACCTTCGTCGAAGTCTCTTGCTTACTCAGCTCGACGAGCTTGGTGCTCAATTCGTCCAGCTTTTCAGTCAGTTCCTTGACTCGATGGTGCAAGCGCGGAACCTCAGCGTCGTACTTTCCCTGCAAGGTCCGGTACTTGTGCTCAAAAGTCTCCTCTACATCTGGAGCAGACGTGCCAGCTGGCTTAACTTCAACGGGTTTAGTCGCTTTTTCAGTCGTAGCCTCTTGCTTTTCGGTCTCGGTATCCGGCTCGTCAGAGGCAACAACCTCCTTGAGCGGGGTCTTCATCCGCTTTTCAAGTTCTTCGACTTCATCAAGCTGTGCTTGAACCTGTTTCGGCAACGCCATTTTTATCTCCTCAAAGCACCAACTCTGTTGTGCAGCGCGGGTCGTATGCTGCTCCCATCATGGTGTGCTTCTCGTATGCGCTCACGCGCGGTTTAGTACCTTGGGCGAATCCTCGACTGCCCTCAGCAAATCTTCAAATGCTTCCACTCGGCCCTGCAAGCGGTGGATCGTCACCATGTCGCCTGCTTTCACCAGTTTTCGCTGCGCCTCGTTCGCTTCCGAACTCAGCAACCTCAACACCGCTTCCAGCTCCGGCTCCCTGAGTCTGCTCAGGGCTTGAACCGACTGTCTGTCGGCGGTGTTAAGGTCAATCATGTGAGTAAGCTACATTTCATGTGTTAACGTGTCAACATATAGCGCGACAAGCGGCCTTTACCGTTTTTTCATGCACTTCTTTGCAGCCTTACACTTGGCTGGCGCGGGACACCCTTTGCACGGCTTGAACGCTGCGGCCTTTTTGGTGGGTTTTTTCA